TCATGCTTCCTGCTCCGCGATCAGGCCGATTGCGATCAGTTCGGTGCGGGTGATGGTCTTGGGGTTGATGACTTCCCAAAAACAAGGGGCATCGACGCGGTTCGCCCATTCGCCGACCAATGCCTCAAGCTCTGCAAGCTCTTCATCCGTGGCGAGGTCAAGCCAGTCTTCGGCGGCTTCGCCAGCTGAGTCTTCGGCGGCGCACTTCATTTCATCAATAATCGATTGCGCTGACACGTAGTGCCTTGCGGGGTGTTTGACGTTCTGCGCAACCTCAACGGATTCGAGGGTGTCGTTGTCGACAAAGGCGTCGATGGCGGCAAGTTCCGGAGTGTCGTATTCGCCGCAAAATATTTCGCCGTTGGTGCTGTAGCTGTAGCTCATGCCGCGCTCCGAAGTTGGTTGGATTTGTCGCCGACCGGCACCTCGTGCCAGCCAGTGGGGATGACGCTGGCCAGCGCGAAGCGGTAGCCGTTGGAGATCAGGTGCAGATGCTGGGCGCAGGCCTGCTGGGCGATGTCCCAGAGCATTGCGTCGTCCGGCACGAGAGTGATGACGTTCTTCATGGTCAATCCTTGTTCATCATTTCAAGTCGGCGCGCTCCGCAGCCGAGGGTTTTTGCTGCCCAATGGCGGTCGGCGTTCGTCATGCACATGAGGCTTCCGCGGATGGCGGGGTCTTTCATGGCTTGCTCGAAGCTCAGGCCGAGGGTGGGCAGGCCGGCGCGCACGTAGGCTTCGCGCAGTTGTTCCTCGGTGGGCGGGGTGCGGTTGGAGGTCACGCAATGGCCTGCTTGCCGTGGCGGTCGGCGATGGCTTCGTCGAGGGCTTGTTCAAAGCGGGTGCGCGCACGCCGAGGGGCCGTGAGATAGATCGGGACGTCGAAGTCCGCGACATGGATTTCGCAGTCTTGGGGAGTGACGAAGCGTTCGCGTTCGATCAGGTCCAGGCGGGCCAGGGCATTGCTGATGGTTTGGTAGGTGGCCGTAACGGCGACCCAGATCAGAACGTGATGGCCGTCGATCCGGCCGGCGGCGAGCGCTTCGACAGCTTGGCTTTGCAGCTTGTTGGCAAGGGTTTCTGCCTGCGCGATGCGCGGCCCGTGGGCTGTAAGGTTTTTGCGGGCGCTCGCGATTTGGGCGTTGAGCTGTTGCTGCAGGTAGCGGGTGAGGTGGGACATGTCAGTCTCCGGCGTAAGGCGTGGAGATGTCCGCACCGCTGCTCCAGCATCCGCTGGCCCCGGCACCCGAAAAATCGCCGGCTTGTTCGCCGCCGCCGATGGGCAAGGTGAGGGTGTGGATGACGGGGGTGTCGACGTCGTCCGGGGTGTCGGCTGTGCTGATGGCCGGCATCCCGATAGGGTCAATGGCGGGCTGGATGACAAAGGCCGGATCGCTGTAGATGGGGTGAGGGCGCAAGCAGGGGCCGGGGTTGCGAACCGGGGCCGGCTGGGTGCTCTGCCGTCGCTGGTGTTCGCGCAGGCGCGCGAGGCGCCGGATATGTTCGGCCGCGGCGTCGCGTGTGGCATGGGGGGGCGACTTGGCGAGGCCATAGGCGCGCACGAGGGTTTCGGCGCGGGCCTGCTGAGTGGTGGCGTGGCGGGCAGCGCGAACCGCATTGGCGCGTCGCCAGACTTTGATGGCCAGCGCGGTACTCAGCGCCAAGATGCTGCCGACAATAACCAGGGCGATGATGAAATCGGATTGCACGGTGAGCCTCCTCAGAACTTGATGCCGATGCCAAGGCGCAGGTTGTTGCCCACGCAGCTCGCAGAAATCACCAAGCCAGCTTGCAGAGCGGTGTCGCGGTAGCGTGTGGGCAGGACGTCGAGCAGCAGGGCGCCGGCAGCGATGCCAAGCAAAAACTGGCGGTTGATTCGCCCGATGTCGCCCGCGCTGGTGGTGTTCATGGGTTGCGTAGTGGGCTGGTAGGCCGCTGCGTAAGCCCATCCGGGCTGGCTGGGGATATGCTTGCTGGCAGCGCTGGGCATGCTGGTTTGGCGGGCGCGGGTGTGCTCTTGTGCCCAGTTGATGACAGTTAGGGTTGCAAGGCCGATAGCTTCGGTTTGCTGAGTGTCCGTCCAGGGGTCGGATGCGATGGCGGGAGTGTGGGCGAGGGCGCTGGCCAGTCCGACAGCGGCGATCTCAAGGCGTGCGAGGCGCATGGTCTGACGATTGAGGATGTCCATGCGGCGCAGCGCCCGCCGTACGAGGTCGCGGGCCTGCTGGTAGGTGGGGTGGTCGCGGCCGACGCGTTCGGCGTGTTCAGCGGCCAAGCGATAGGCGTAATGAGCATCGCGGAAGCGGGCGGTGCGGCGCTGCCAGATGGCATGCAGGCGGTCGGCGCGGGTGTGGTCGGGCGTTGTCATGGTCGATCTCCAAGAATTTCGCGAAGCCGGGCTGCGCCCGGCTAAATGGCTTAACCGATCAGGAATCTGCGGACGGCGCGGACGCGGCCCTTGTAGCCCTTGTCGCTGTCGTACTGGGTGCCATTGACGAAGAGCTGAGTCCAGGCGTAGGAGGCGTAGCCGGCGTAGTGCTCGCCGGTCCAATACCAGGTCGGTTCAAAGGCGGGTTTGAGGTTGGCGTAAAGCAGTGCGGACTCTTGCAGGGTGGGCAGCTCGGCGCCGATGGATGCAGCCCATGCCATGGCTTCGTCCCACGTGAGGCGGGTATCGGGCTGTTGGGGGAGCAGGATCAGGTGGTGCGTGGGTTGGCCGTTGTCGGGATCGATGACGATGCCGGCGTAGCGCTCGCCTGCGGCGAGGGTGGGCAAGGTGATACGCGTGAGGGTTGCGGAGACGGTTTCGGGGGTTGCGGGTGCAGACGTCTGCATGGTGGGCTCCAGGCCCCGGACCGTTGATCGGTGATCAAGTGCGGTGGGGTGTATGGATAAAATATCGCATAGCCGTTATTTTAAGTCAATCGCAAAGGCGATATTTTCTCTGCGATTGTATTGCTTGTGCCGGTTGTATCTGTACAATGCAATACATGAACTTGCCCCCCATGACTGACTACTTCAGAAGCGATGTGCTCATCAGGCGCCCCTACATCCGCATTGAGTGGTGCTTGGCGGCGCTGGCCGATCCGATCCGGCGGGAAGTCCAGCCGGAAGATGGCCGTGTCCGCCACTGGGTCTTCATTCCGGAGCTGGGCAAGTTCCTGCGCGTCGTGACCCTGGAAGATGGCCTGACGCTGCACAATGCTTTCCCCGACAGGAGGTTCAAGCCGTGAAGATTTCTTACGACCCGAAAACGGATTCGCTCTACATCCACCTTTCCGAGCGTGCGTCAGCCGACTCCGATGAGGTTTCGGATGGGGTGGTGCTCGACTACGCGGGGGATGGCACCCTGGTGGGGATCGACGTACAGCACGCCAGCCTGAAGATGGACATCACCCGTCTGGCCATCAGCCATCTGCCGATGATGTCGCTGGAGGCGGCGTAGGCATGGCAAACCAGGCAATCATCGGAATTTCGGATTGGAGCAAGACCCGTGAGGGGCTGCTTGATTTGGCGGTGCGGATGGAAGCCGACGACGACTTGGCGCCGGCAGACTACCGGCTGAACTTTGCCAGCGCTGCCCAGTTGCTGAGCGAGCTACCGCCGCGGCGGCTCGATACGTTGCGGGAAGTGAAGCGGGCAGGGCCGGTGTCGATTTACGCAGTCGCCAAAGCGCTTTCGCGCAACTACTCCAACGTGCATGCCGATGTGCAGAAGCTCATCGAGCATGGGCTCGTCGAGAAGGACGGGAGCGGGCGGGTGTTCGTACCCTGGGCGGATGTGGTGGTGCGGGTGGATGCGTCGCTGCTGCAGGCGGCGTAGCGGCTACTTGAGGGGCCAAGCCTCGTTGACGTCGTGATTGAAGTTGGCAATGGAATGGACTTCCAGTGGTGAGCATTGGAGAGGGCTTGCGCACCACACGTGCGCGATGATCCGGTGCGATCCGTCGGGCATTGGCACTTTTTGAACTCTGGCGGCTAGGGAGCGCGAACCCGGAAACGGCGGTTCAGTCTCGAGGTGATCGTCACGGCTGTCGACCAGCGGGCGGTCGATGCGGTCGGCGATCCACTGGCGGGCGGCTGCCCACTTCACGGCGCATTCGGACTGGGATGCGCACGATGGAACGGTGGCGATGTTGTCGATGGCCGTGCGTGCTTCCATCTCTCCGGTGGGGTAGTACAGGACGCAGCTGCTCAATGAGGCAGAGAGGGCTACGATAAGCCAAGGGAGTTTCATGTGGATGATCCTTGGCGAGTTAATCGAGCAGGATCTGCTTTACGATGGTGGTCAGGTCTTCACCGCCCGCCTTGGTGCAGGCGTCGTTCCAGGCTTTGACGAAGGCGTTCTTGTCGCGTTCTTGCGTCAGAAGTTTGCCTTTTGAAGTGGCGACAGCCGAGGTGGGGAAGATGGCGCCAAAGCTGTTCTTGCCGCGAAACTCATAACAGGCTGTGCCGTCCGGCATGAGCACCAGTGAAGTAAGCTCGAACGCGGTGGGGTCTTTCATGCTTTTCTTGAGGGCCACTGCACCCGCGCCGGCAAGTTGGATTTGGGCTGTGCGTTTGGTCTTCGCTGCCTCTTCTGCTGCGCGCTGCTCCGGGGTCATGGCGGCTTGGCGCGCTGTCTCGGCCTTTTGCTTTGCGACCGTTTCGTCATTGCTTTGGACGATCCCGGCAATGATCGCGACGCCAAATAGGGCGCCGAGCGCCTTGGTGGCACGTGATGTGCGCTTTGTGACCTTGGCGCCGCACTTCGGGCAGGTCTTGGCGGCGGTGCTGACGTCGTTGCCGCATTCGCCGCATTTGATGAGGGCCATTCTGATTTCCGTCCTTGTTGCTGTCGTGTGCGTTTCGCATGCCCGTAATAAAATCCATAACGGGTGGTTTTCAGTGCGTAACATCATGATATTGGCACATACCCACCTTCCGCAATGGCTTTACACCTCGTTCCCGACCTTATCAATCTGCATGGGCACCAGACAGCCCGTGCGTTGCGCAAGCTGGCCGACCGGGCCGAACGGGGGGAGCTGCTCGGATTCGCGCTGGTGGCCTTGCAGCCCGGCCGACGGCACGAGCTGCAGGTGGCGGGTGTGTATGAGCGGGCGCCAGAGCTGGCGCACTACGGAGTCAGTCTGCTTCGCGATGCGCTTTTGTATCCGGAGTGACCGCTTCCGGGCCTTTGCGCCGGAGCTGGCGTAGGGTGCGGCCCTCTCCAGGGTGAGTCGTTCCCCCGGCACGTAGTTGGCGCAATACCGCTTCACGATGTTCGGCGGGGAGCGCCATCCAGAGTGCCGATACCTCATTGGCTTGCTCGGCAAGGATCTTGGCGCGGGCTTCGACACTCATTTGTTCTAGGTCGTGGCTGACCGACTCGCGCACCGTGTGTGTTGGGGCTGGAGATTGGCCGGTAGCCTCCGATAGTGTGCGCGGTCCCTTGCCGTCCGCAAGCCATTCGGCGAGTACGCCCAGTGTGCGGGCAAGCGCCACAACATCAGCAGATGTCTCGTTTCTACCGCGCTCAATGTCTGAGATGGTTGTCTGAGACAGGCCTGAGATGGTCGCAAGCTGTTTCTGCGTGAGGCCCGCTGATTTGCGCGCACTTCTAACTCGATCAGCAAAAGATTCCATATCGCAATTGTGATTAAAGCGAGCACCGCATGGGCGATTGATTAAAGATCGCCTATGCGATATTCTGCGGGCCATGGACTGGAAATCACTCATCGCTGCCCTCGCAAAGTCGGGGATGACGCAAAAAGAAATCGGTGAAGCAGCTGGGCTATCTCAGCCTGCAGTGTCGGATCTGGTGCGTGGCCGTACCGCATCCCCTGTGTGGGAAGTCGGTGAGGCGCTGCGCCACCTGCATGCGGAACGGTGTTCTGCGGTGATTAAGGAGTGATTCCGTTTTCTCCCTCCCCGGCGTTGCGTCTCCCTCCGCCGGGCAACTTGCCCCGCCGGCCGTGTGGCTGGCGGGATTTTTTCTGGAGTGTCTGTGATGAAGAAACGAAGGCCTGCCAAGCGTCTGGCGCCGGTGGTTGCACCGGTGGTGCCGCGCATGTTGCGCCTGGAGCACAAAACGGGCGACGGCGAGTGGGTGGGGGGCTTGTATCTCAACCTGTCCGAAGCGACGGGGGCCGATGTGCTCACGTTTCTGGCAGAGGTGCTGGATGTGATCGTGAGGGACGGTGCGGCGCTGGAGCGCATGGCCAACGCGGAGGGGCGAACGACGCTGCACCCGCTGTTCGGCGGGGTGGGCTCTATTGCCATAGATCGGCGATGGCCTTCTCGACGTTGATTCGCTGGGCTCGGCCGACGCTGGCAATCATGCGTTGGGCGGTCTCGTCGGGGATGTCGGTGTTCCAGGCGGCGAAGCTGTCCGACGGGTAGCAGGCGGCGAAGATCTGCTGGACCTGGTGTGCGGCGGTGGCGAGGTCCGATGCCATCGACGAGTTGAGCAGGCATGTGGCGATGAGCGTCGATTTTCTCATTTCGATTAGGAGTTGTTGCGATGAAAAACAAGTTGAGTTGGTTTGAGCGGGTGTTGGTGCGTGTGGCGCTGGCCAAAGCGGCTGCGCGTGGCCATGCAGTGGTGCCTGTGACCGCGCAGCGCCTTATCGAGGCGTTGTTGTGCGTCAGAGGGGAGGAGTGAGGTTGTACATGTCGGTGAGCGCTTGACGAAGCTCGCTGATGAACGCGCCGAGTTGCATACCGCTGGAGCGGTTTGAGTTGAACAGTTCGGGTTGGTACTGGATGAGCAGCGCGATGGTTTCGTCGGCTTTTTTGACGGCGCTGAAGGCTTGTTGAGTGTCGGGCATAGGGGGCTCCTGTGGTGGTGATGAGTGATTGGAGTTGCGATTCTATCCGCATGGAATCCCCCGCCTGGTTCTGGTTGAACCCATTTTGGGACTTTTAAGGCACGTGTGTGGACTGAGAGGTGTGAGCCATGAGTCATGCAGTTTCGGAAAAGACGGACGCCATCCTGGCGCTCCATGGGGACGCGAAGGCTTACCCGTGCGGGATTGCGGCGCTGGCCGCGTTGATCGGCCGCTCGGCCGGGGTGCTCCACAACAAGTTCGCGGACTCGATGCCGCAGTACGAGATTACAGACCGCGAGGCGGATGCCCTTGCGCATGCGATCAAGGGCAGGACGGGGGCGCAGGGCTATATCGAGGCGAAGTGCGCGGCGCACGGTGGGGTGTTCGTGCCGCTGCCCGAGGGCCGGGCCGGTGTTGAAGACCTGATGGCGGCGCAGCTGGACATGATGCGGCGCTTCGGTGAGCTGGCGCAGGAGTTCACTGAGGCGCGGGCGGATGCGGTCATCACGCCGGATGAGTATTCGGCGCTGAAGGTGGCGGGCCATCGGTTGGTGCGCTCGGTGCTGTCTTTCGTTCATGAGGTCGGAACGCAGGTGCAGACGCCTGCAGCGGGGGCGTGATGCCCGATATCGAGGCGGTGACCGTTCGCGTGGCGGCGGTGCCGGTCGATCTGTTGCCGGCGGTGAGCCGTGGCCCGTGTGAGGGCTGCGACTTTTTGAAGCCGGCGCCGGCGTGTGAAGTGATGCGTGCCCGTGCGGTGGCCTGGGGGCTGCCGGGGTGTTCGGGCGGTTATGTTTATCGGGAGGTGTGGTGTGAGTAAAGCAAAGGGCGGGCCGCTGCCAGCCTTGGTGGGCGCCGAGGCGGTGCGGGGGTTGTTGGAGTTGGACGACGGTTTTCCGGTCGAGCAGCTCGGCGCGTTGCTGGTGCATTGCGGGGTGTCGCCCGTCGGGCATGACGCGGATCGTAATCCGGTGTGGGCAGACCGGGCTGTGGTTGAAGCCCGCGAGGCGATTCTGATCGCTTATCGGCGCCGAATGATGGGCGTGGATATCGAGGTGCTGGCCGAGGTGATGCGCGAGGTGCTGACGGGCGCGGCGGATGTGTCGCTTCAGCGGGCGCTGGATCGGAATCTGGCCGGCTCGCTCGACGACATGGACGGCCGGCTCGATAAGTTGCAGGAGGCGGCCCAAGGGCTGTTTCGTCAGCAGGGCGCCAATGGCCAGACCTTGCGGGAGGTGGCGCAGCTTTGCGCTTCTGTCGTGGCGGAGATTCGGGCGGGCAATGCGGCGGTAAAGAAGGATGTGGCGGCGGCACTGGCGAAGTTTGAGCGGCAGACCGAGGCGCTGATGGAGTCGATTGCAGCCGAGTTGCAGGGGGTGAGGTTGTCGCTCAATGAGTTGGTCAAGAGGTCCGGATGAGGGGAGTGGAAAAACTGATCGCGGGAAAGACGTCTTAATAACAACCCAGGAGGTGGAAGTAAGTGAGAACGACGATTCCGGAATCGTGGCGGCGGCAACTGGCCGGCACGTTAGAAGTGCAGTTGGCGCACTTGCGCATTGACGTTGAGCGTCATGCGCTGGATGTGGTGTCGGCGATGGGAGTGGGTGCCGAGCTTAATCGGACGGACAGGGCGGTACTGGCGATTTTGGCCCGGCGCGCCGGGGAAATGCGCCCGCGCGAGATAGAGGATGGCATCGCGATGGGCAGGGCGTCGGTGAATGCGAGCCTGCACCGGCTGGAGCGGATGCGGCGGGTTGTGCGGCGGGCGGTGCCCTGCCCACAGGGAACGAGGGCATTTGCCTGGCGGGTGGCGGCATGAGTACCGGGATTGAACGGCCCGTGGAGCTGGCGCCCGACAGAGTGCGGGCGCTGTTGCCCGCCAAGCGGGGGGCGTTGCTGCTGCCGATGACGCCGCAGCCGCGTATGGAGGATCGCCAGCGGCGTGCGTTGTCCGGCGCGCTGTTGGAGCTGGGGATGTATTTTAGCGATGACACCGATGCGGTCGATTTGATCGATCTGGCCTTTCGGGAGGGGGTGCTGCCCGATCTGCGGTGCCCTTGGGGCCGTGGTGGCGATGTGTTGTGGTGCCGGGAGCCGTGGGCGCAGGTGGGCCGGCATTGGCGTTACTGCAATCGCGATGCGCGCAAAGGGGATGATCTGGTTTGGTTGCCCGCGGCGCGCATGCCGAGGGCTGCGGCGCGGCTGGTGCTCAAGATTGAGGATGTGGGCATTGCTCGCGATGCCGACGGGCGGTTTGCGTGGTGCCTGGCGGTTGAGGTGCGGCGGTAGTCGGCATGGATGGCATTTACATTACCCGTGCCGAGCTTGAGGCGTTGGAGGACGCTGAGGGCGTGCTGGTAAAGGGCTATCTGTGGTTGCGCAGCCGGATGGACCTGCGCACGGGCATGGTGGGTCGGGTGACGGGGATAAGCCATGTGGCGGTGGCCGAGCATTGCGAGTATGTGGTGCGTAAGGGGCAGGGCTTCCAGCGCTTCAGGCTGGGGGATACGCCCAAGGCGATCAAGGAGGGCGGCCGCCGTGTTTTGGAACGGCTTGAAAACCTCGGGTTGATCGTCAAGCAGGGCGGGGCGCTGCTGTGTTTTTTGTGCCCATTGGCCCGTTACGCGTCAGTGCGTCCAAATCAAACGGGCCACTATCGGGCCACCCCTTTACCCACAGAACGGGCCACCCCTGCGCTTTCTTCGAAGTCCGGTAGTGACGCGGGTTTCGAAGGGTTTGAGGGGCAGTTTTCCCACGAACGGGACAGCCTCGAAATTGAGCAGCATGGCGCAAACGGGCCACACATCGGGGTTCGGGGTTTATACCCATCCCAATCGTCGTCAACAGTCTTAACCGGAGTAGGCGCCGACCGCGACGAAAACGCGGGGGGCTTGATTCGAGATCGGGCTGCGCCCTCACAAGCCTGTCCGCTTGAGCGGACCGGCAAAAACGAGGAAGGCGTTTGTCGAGATCGGGCTGCGCCCTCTCACGCCGGGCAGCTTTCGCAGCCCGGCAAAACCAACACACACCCAGATCGAGATCGGGCTGCGCCCTCAGAGGCAGGTGACCCCGCTCGACCGCTCGGCACGCTGTCCGACCTACGTCAAAACGACGCCCTTGTTGGTTTTCCAGAGAACGAGTCGGCACCGCCGAACGCGTTGTCCGCTCCGATTTCCCGAATTGAAACGCTGGTCGAGGTGCTGAATCGGCGCGCCGTGCGTGTCCCGACGAAGCCGGACGTGCTTCGGGGGTGGGTGGCCATGGGCGTGACGCCGCTGGAGCTGGATATCGGCATCGAGCGGGCGCTGGCCGAGCGGGTGAAGGCGGGGTCGCAGCAGCGGCTGAACGTCGGCTACATCGCATCGATCATTCAAACGGCCCGGTCCGAGGCGCGGCGGGCGGCGGATGCGGCGCGGCAGGCTGTTGCCGGGCGGCGGCGGGGCGACACGGGGGCCGACATGGCGGCGCTGGCCAAGCAACTGGGCATTGCGGGCGCGCGGCCGGGGGAGTCGTTGGCGGATTTCCGCGGGCGGGTGTTGGCGGCGGCGGGCGATGCCGTGGGAGCGGGCCGTGAGTAGCCGCAAGCCGGCGATCACGGCCGAGGAGCGTGAGCGTCTCCGGCGCGAGGCGCGGGAGTTGTCCCGTGCGCGGTGCGCTGCGGCGGCGGCAGCGAAAACCGTTGAGGCGCGCAAGTGGTTGGCGGATGCGGGGCTGCTGGTCGCAGGGGAAGGGGTTGGGACGGGGTTGGTGCGGATGGATCGATGGCGTCGGGCGCGGGGTTATGGCGTCGGTGGGGTGCAAACGTCTGCACCGGCTTACCGGCCAACGGTTCGGCAGCAGCAGGCCGCACCGTTGCCGGGGATTGTCGAGGTGGAGTTTTGAGCCGGCTACAGGTGCCGGCTGCGCTGGGGCCGATGGTGCGGCAGTTTGCGGCGGATTTTGCGGTGGTCACAGATCGATGGGTTGCCGAGGGATGGCACTCGCGGTCAGAGGTAGAGAGTTGGCGCCGTGAAATTCGCAAGATTGTGCAGGATGCAAATAGTGCAAGTTCGGACATAACGGACTTGTGTGGGGTTTGGCGAGAGATGGCGGCGAGGGCCGAAAGGGATTGATCGTGGGAATCAAAGAGGATGTGCAGGCGAGCTACACGGCGAGCTTCAAGAGGCGGATGCTGAACTGGGCGCGTTCGGTAGCGGGGTCATCGTTGGGCTTTGCACAGGTGAATTGGAGTGCTGATTCGTGTGCCACGGACGGAGAGACGCCGATCCCGATCCTGCAGGGCGAGGCCGAGGACACGGGCAAGGCGTTGGAGACGTTGCCTCTTCGATATCGGCGGGCCGTCGAGCTTTACTGGATGTGGGGTGACGAAGAGGCTGAGCTGGTTGTCCTCGGTCGGAAGTGCGCAGTGGATTATCGGACGTTTGCCCATCGGGTTATCGATGGTCATCGGCTACTACAGGGTGAGTTGGCGCGGGCTTCGGAGTGTTGGCGGCGGCAGCGCGAGCGGACCGAGGCGGTAATGACTCGGGCGCGCGAGATCGCGTAGGGGTTGACGGAGAGCATTTTGCAGGTCTAGAGTGCCGAACTTAGTAGGACTCGAATTACGTCCAAAGCCCGTACAGCATCCGCTGTCGGGCTTTTTGCTTTGCGGAGATTTCATGCCACGTGCTGCCCCGAAACCCTGCACGTCACCAGGCTGCCGGGCATTGGCTGTAATGGGATCTGGCCGTTGCGAGCTGCATCAGGTGCAGGCTGGATCGTTCTCCGACCGCGCACGCGGGACGCGGCATGATCGTGGATATGGAGCGGACTGGGACAAGCGACGGCAGCGGATTCTTGAGCGCGACTGTGGTCTGTGTCAGGAGTGTCTCAGGCAGGGGCGAGTCACAGTCTGTGGGCACAAGCCTTACTCGGCCTGGTGCGACCACATCGTGCCGAAGGCAGAGGGTGGCACCGACGATGACGACAATCTCCAGACCCTCTGTCGCTCATGCCATACCGAGAAAACTGCCCGCGAAGCCTTGAGGGGGAGGGGGGTATAAATCCCTGCGTCCTTTTTGCTCAGGACCGAGCATTAAAGTCCCAATTTTCGCGCAAGGGTTTTTGAGGGGGGGAGGGGTAAGAAGGATAGGGCCGCTGCTGCGCTGAATTGCGCACGGCGGCTTTTTTTATGGCCTGACGGCCGGGAGGCAACTGTGGACTTTGAGAAGCCCGATCTGACGGTAGTTCAAGGGGGGTTTGGAAAACCGCCGAATCGGTCGGTTGGTGTCGAGGTGGTTTCTCCGGACCCGCCGCCCGGCTCTGGCCTGTCGACGCAAGAGCGCCGCGTCTGGGCCTACATCTGCGAGCAGCTCCGCGCGTCCGGCGTCGAGCACCGCACTGCCGGCATCGCCATCGTTGTCATCGTTCGCGCCTGGCTGAAGATCGTCGAGTCCCTGGCGCTGATGGCCGAGAACGGCGAAGACCTCATTTCCGGAGCAGGCAACCCTTACCCGGCGCCCTGGACCCAGCGCTACTACATGAATCTGAAGGTGCTTGAAAAATGGTTGCCTCAAGCGTGCCTGACGATTCCGTCCTTGGCGAAGGTCAAGGAGGGGCAAGGCGGGGGAGGAACCGGCGACCTGTTCGACGGGTTGCTGGATTACGCAAACGGGCATCCCGGCTAATACCGGGAATCCTCCACCCGTGGGATGCCTACGGCGTGGCGGTGCTCACCGGCAAGATCGTCGTCTGTGAATACACCTACCTCGCGGTCTGGCGGCACTATCAGGATCTGAAGGACGGTGCCAAGCGCGGCTTGGTGTTCAGCCCGCCGCATGCGGCGCACTGCATCGAGTTCTTCCCGCGCTACCTCGAGCACGTCGAGGGGCCGCTTGGTGGTCAGCCCTTCGTGCTCGATCCGTGGCAGCAGTTCTTCACGGCCGTGCTCGTCGGTTGGCGGAATGCTGACGGCACCCGGCGCTTCCGTACCGGCTACATCGAAGTTGCGCGGAAGAACGGCAAGTCCACATGGATGGCCGGCCTGGGGCTGTACTTCGTCCGCTTTGACCGGGAGCCCGGCGCCAACGTTCACAGCGTGGCCACGAAGCAAGAGCAGGCGCTGGAGATCTACGAGCCTGCCGCGCTCATGGTCAAGAAGAGCAAGGCGCTGTCCGCCGTGCTCAAGGTCTTCGACTCGCGCAAGAAGATCACCAGTATCGACGGCGCCTGCCGCTTTGAGCCGCTGGCGTCCGACTCCGACACGCTCGATGGCCTCAACCCTTCGGTTGCGCTGATCGACGAACTGCACGCTCACAAGACGCGCGGCATCTGGGACGTGATGCGCTCCGCGATGGGCGCCCGCCGGCACCCGCTACTGCTGGCCATCACAACGGCTGGCTTCATTCCCTACGGCATCTGTACCGAACAGCGCAAATATCTCGTCCAGATCCTGCAGGGCGAGGCGATCAATGACAGCTATTTCGGCGTCATCTTCACGCTCGACGAAGGCGACGACTGGCGCAAGGAAGCCAACTGGCGCAAGGCAAACCCCGCGCTTGGCTCTGCAAAGAGCCTCGCCTACATGCGCTCCGAAGCGCGTTCCGCGGCCGAGGTGCCCAGCCAGCTCAACAACTTTTTAACCAAGGAGCTCAACGTCTGGTGCAACCAGGCGCAAGCGTGGTTTGACATCTTTGTATGGGACAAGGGCAACAAGCCCTTCACGCCCGAAAGCCTTCACGGGCGCGAGTGTTACGGCGGGCTTGACCTGGCAGACACAACCGACCTTGCCGCGTTTGAACTGGTTTTCCCACCGGTCGAGGGTGATCCGGACTGGTACCTGCTCTCCTGGATTTTCTGTCCGGCCGAGAACATCGATCTCCGGGCCAAGCGCGACAAAGTGCTGTATCCGGCCTGGGTCAAGAGCGGGCACCTGATCGCCACGCCCGGCAATGTCACCGACTACGAGCGCATCCGCGAAGAAGTGCTCAAGGCCCGTGGCCTATACGACATGCGCGAAGTGGGCATCGACCCGTGGAACGCAACGCACCTCACCAACCAGCTGCTCGAAGACGGCGTGAACATGGTCAAGGTGCCGCAGAACTTCGGCAACTTGTCGGCCCCGTCCAAGCGCCTCGAGGAGCTGGTGCTCTCCAAGCGCCTCCGGTACGGCGGGCACCCCGTCCTGCGCTGGTGCGCGGGCAACGTCACGCTCCTGCGCGACAGCAATGGCAACTACCGCCCGAACAAGGGCAAGAGCACGGAGCGGATTGACCCTGTTGTCGGCGGCATCATTGCCATCGGCCGGGCCATTGCGCACATCGCAGAAGAAAACTACTACGACGGATCGCTTGACCTCCTATGACCATTCGTTCCCGACTCACCAGCTGGCTGCTGCGTGGCATGCACCCGCGCGACCCGGCCCTTGCCGAATGGCTCACGGGTGGCCTGTCCATGGCTGGCGTCCCGGTAACCGTCAATTCGGCCCTGCGCGTCGCAGCGGTCTATTCCTCGGTCCGCGTCCTCGCAGAAACGCTGGCCAGCGTCCCGATCATCGTCTATCGACGGAAACCGGGCGGCGGAAAGGAGCGGGCAACTGACCACTGGCTGTATCCGCTCCTCCATAACGGCCCCAATGGCTGGATGAGCAGCTTCGCCTGGCGTGAAATGGGCATGGCGCACCTGTGCCTCAAGGGCGCCAGCTACTCCCGTATCGTCGGGGATCCGCGTGGGCGCCGGCAGCTCCTCCCCCTCAACCCCGACAACGTTCGGGCCGCGCTGCTCGACAGCGGCAAGCTGGCATATTGCGTGCAGACGTCTGCAGGGCAGATCACCCTCCTACAAGACGAGGTACTGCGCATCCCCTTCATGACGCTGGACGGCGTCACACCCCTGACCCCGATTGGCGTGCAACGCGAAACCATCGGCAGCGCCATCGCCGCCGAAGACTACGGCGCCCGCTTCTGGGCCAACGACGCCCGGCCCACCGGCGGATGGATCGAATGGGAAAAGGACTTCAAGGACGACGCTGCCCGAAAAAGCTTCCGTGAGCAGTGGCAAGAGAGCATGACCGGTGCCAACCGGCACAAGACGGCCATGCTCAAGCCGGGCATGAAGTACAACAGCTTCGCCCTCAACATGGCCGATGCCCAGTACATCGAAAGCACCAAGTTGCACCGGACCCAGATCGCCAGCATCTACCGCGTACCGCCGCACATGATCGGCGACCTGGAGCGTGCCACGTTCAGCAACATCGAGCAGCAGAGCATCGACTTCGTGGTGTACACCATGCAGCCGTATTTCGCGCGGTGGGAACAGGAGCTCTCCCGTGGCCTGCTCTCTGAGAAAGAGCAGGAAACCTACTACGTAGAGTTCCTGGTAGATGGCCTGCTGCGCGGTGACGCTGCCGCCCGCGCCAACTACTTCCGCACCGCCATCCTCACGGGCTGGATGAACCGCAATGAAGTCCGCGAAATCGAGAACATGAACAAAGCCCAAGGGCTCGACGAGTTCTTGAGCCCCCTCAACATGACGCCGGCTGATCTGCTGGCCGACGCCATAAAAGGAAAAATGCAATGAGCGATATCGAACGCCGGTTTTTTGTCTGCGACGCCCTCAAAATCGAAATGCGCGCCAAGGGCGGCAAGGATGTCCCCATTATTCGCGGGCATGCCGCCGTCTTCAACCAACTCTCCGAAGACCTCGGCGGCTTCCGCGAACAGATCGCCCCCGGTGCCTTCGCTGAGGCCATCGCTGCCGACGACGTCCGCGCCCTGTGGAACCACAACGCCGACTACGTGCTTGGCCGAAACCGCTCCGGCACCCTCGTGCTGGCCGAAGACGTGCGCGGCCTGGCCATCGAAATTGATCCGCCCGACACCCAATGGGCGCGTGACCTGCTCGTCAGCATGGAGCGCGGCGACGTCAATCAGATGTCCTTCGGATTTAGCTTGCGCCCCAACGGGCAAGACTGGGCCAAGGACGATTCCGGCCAAGTCATTCGCACCCTCAAGCGCGTCCGCCTCTTCGACGTCTCCCCCGTCACCTACCCCGCCTATCCCCAAACCGATGTCGCCGTCCGTGAGCTGCGCAACTGGGAAGGGCAGGGCAGCACCGCTGCCCAGGCCGAACAGCACGCCGCTGCACTCCGGCACATCCAGCACCTGCGCATGCAGCTCGACCTCAGCGCCTGAACGCAACACCCGCAGCACCACCAAGGGCCGCACGGGCAACCGCGCGGCCCTTTTCATTCCGCAGCCCACCAGGAGCCACCATGACCAAACGCCTCAACGACCTCCGCCACCAGCGCAGCCAGCTCGTCGACCAAGCCCGCGGCATCCTCGCCAAAGCCGAAACCGAAAAGCGCGGCCTCACCGCCGAAGAGCAAGGCCAGTACGACAAGATTTTCGCCGACCAGGAACAACTGCGCGGCACCATCGAAGCCGAACAGCGCCAAATCGAACTCGAACGCAGCCTCGCCGGTACCCAGCTCAACGAGCAGCGCGCCAATGACGGCAATCAAGACGACGGCCCTGACGGCGCCGGCCGCGACAGCAAAGCCTACCGTGCTGCCTTCCGCAGCCTCCTGCTCAACGGCCGCTCCGGCCTCACCGGCGATCAGGTGCGCGCCCTCTCTGCCGACGTCTCCCCCCAGGGCGGCTACACCGTTGCGCCTGCGCTCTTCGTCGATACGCTGCTCAAGTTCGTGGATGACGAAGTCTTCATTCGCCGCTACGCCACCAAGTACAAGATGGCGGGCTACTCGAGCCTCGGCGCCCCCAGCCTCGACAACGACCCCGCCGATGCCGACTGGACCAGCGAAATCGCCACTGGCGCCGAAGACAGCACCATGAGCTTCGGCAAGCGCGAAATGGTCCCCAGCCCCCTCGCCAAGCGGCTCAAGGTCAGCAACAAGCTGCTCAACAACAGCAACATGGATGTCGGCACCCTTGTCGCCACCCGGCTTGCCTACAAGTTCGGCATCACGCAGGAGAAAGCCTTCCTGATCGGCAGCGGCTCCAGCCAGCCCCTCGGCGTCTTCACGGCCCACAACTCCGGCATCCCCACCACCCGCGACATCTCCACCGGCAACACCACCACCGGCATGACCTTCGACGGCCTGGTGAGTGCCAAGTACGCCCTCAAGCCCGCCCACCAGAAGAAGGCCCGCTGGCTCTTCCACCGTGACGGCGTCGCACAGATCGCCAAGCTCAAGGACACCACGGGCCAATACCTCTGGAACCCCTCCCGCAAGGAAGGCGAATCCGACATGGTCCTTGGCCTGCCGGTGGACATGTCCGAGTACGTCCCCAACATCTTCCTCACTGGCAAGTACGTTGGCGTCGTTGCCAACTGGGAACACTACTGGATCGCCGACGCCCTCGACATGCAGATCCAGGTTCTCAAGGAGCTGTACGCCGAAAGCAACCAGACCGGCTACATCGGCCGCCTCGAAACCGACGGCATGCCCGTGCTTCCCGAAGCCTTCGCCCGCGTCAAGCTCGCGTAAGCCCTCGCCACCCGCGGCGCCCGCCCTAAGCTGGCGCCACACAACCAGGAGCAACCATGCAAGATTTCAAGAACACCATCGAAGTCGGCCGCAGCATCGCCCCGGCCGCCTACATCGCCACCGTCACGGGCACGGGTGTCGACACCATGAACAGCTCGCAGGTCGTCGTCATCCTCGACCCCGGCACCATCACCGACGGCACCCACACTCCGTCGATCCAGGAAAGCGACGACAACACCACCTTCACCGCCGTCGCTGCTGCCGACCTCATCGGTGTCCCGGCACTCCTCGCCAGCAACATCATCCAGAAGGTTGGCTACATGGGCCGCAAGCGCTACGTCCGCGCCCTGGTGACCGTCGCCGGTGCCACCACCGGTGGCGTCTATTCCGCCAAGGTCATCGGCACCATGTTGCGCCGCGGCCCGGCCTAAACCACCCACCCACTATGCCCCGGCTCACGGGGCAGGAGACCCACCCCATGAAAGTCAAGATGCTCGCCACCATGGCTGGCCCCGAAGGCTGCTACCCGGCCGGTTCCATTGCCACCTTTGACAAAGAGTTCGGCCAGATCCTCATCGACGCCAACTACGCCGAAGCCGTCGAGTAAGCCCCCTCAACCCCAAGCCCGTCCGCCACCATGATCTACAAGCGCATCACCGCCCCCGCTGTCGGCGCCGTCACCCTCGCCGAAGTCCATGCCGACCTCCGCCTCGACACTACCGACCGCGACGCCCTGATCGCCGACCTCATCGCGGACGTCACCGACGCGGCCGAGCGCAAGCTCGGTCGCGCCCTCATCACCCAAACCTGGGAAGCCGTCCTCGACGCCTTCCCCGACGGCCCCGTCAAGCTGCCCGCGCCGCCCGTGCAAAGCATCGTCAGCGCCACCTACACCGACACCGCCGGCGCCCAACAAAGCCTCACGGCCCCCGCCTGGCTGCTCGACAAAGACGCCGAACCCGGCTGGCTCTTCCCCGGCTACGGCACCACCTGGCCCGAAACACGCGGTATCCCCAACGCCGTCCGCATCCGTCTCACCGTCGGCTACGGCGACACCCCGGCCAGCGTCCCCGGCTCAATCCGCCGGTGGATACGTGCCCACGTCGCCGAACTCTTCAACAACCCCGAAGCCAGCGCCGAAGGCCTGCAACCCATGCCCCTGGTCGACTGCCTGCTCGACCCCTACTGCATCCACGAGGTCGCCCAATGAAACCCATCAGCGCCGGCAAACTCAGCGCTCGCCTCATATTTCAGAGCCGATCAGTTGCCACCGATGCAATAGGTGGTAGCTCGAGCATCTGGGTCGATGCCTTTGGCGCATGGGCGCAACTGATCCCGCTCGCTGGTCGTGCCCTGGTTGCTGCTCAAGCTCGGAATGCTGAGGTCACCCACGAAGTCACTATCCGCTATCGCTCAGAGCTGGCTGATCCATTGTCAGCAGTCTCCTATCGCATTCGGTACGGTACCCGTACATTAACCGTGCACTCTGCGATTAACGTCGATGAGTGCAATAAGTGGATTGTTCTGCTCTGTACCGAGGGCGTCGTGAAGGTCTGATATGTCCGCTGCAAAAATCACCGGGCTTGACCAGTTTCGCGCCACGCTCACAGATCGCAAAGGCACGCGCGCCGCCTTGCGTGCCTATCTGGATGATCTCGGCCGGCAGCTCGTCACCGAAATGAAGGCACGTTGCCCCGCCGTCACCGGAGCCCTGCGCGCCTCGATCCGGCACGAAGTCAAGGAAACACCGCAGGGCTTGAAACTGCTGGTTCACATCGGTGACGAAGTGGCCTATTACGCCGGCTTTGTTGAGTACGGCACCGCCCATGAAGCCGCCGAACCATTCGTGCGACCCGTCGTTAACGCCCACCGGGCATCCATCCCCGCCGAAATTGCTGCAGCCGTGCAACACAACGGCAACTGGGACAGAACGATATGAGCCTCATCACCACGCTGTACACACTCCTGAATCCGCTCTGCGCGGGCGGCTACCACGACGCCCCCGTCGCACAGGACACACCGGTGCCCTATCTCGCGTGGCAGCGCGTCGCCGGTGGCGTCGAGAACAACATCGAAGTGCCACCACCCATCGACAACACGCACCTGCAAATTACCGCTTGGGCCGCCACGCGCCTCGAAGCCGACCAGCTCGCCACGGCCGTGGGGGATGCGCTTGAAGCTGCGGTCGCCGCCGGCACCTTTGCGTGCTGGCCCATCGTGTCGGCGCACGACACCTTCGACCTCACCACCCGCCTGCGCGGGGTCATCGCTGAATACTCCATTTGGAGTCCATGACGTGCAGACGTCTGCACGCGTAACGCACCGCCCGCCTTGAGCGGGTTTTTTACGTCCCGAGGAGGCCTCCATGCCCAGCACTGCCCAAGTCGCTCAGCAGAGCAAAATCTACGTGTCCGGCACGCCCGGCGCCAACATCACGATCACTGGCATCACCAAGGCTGCCAAAGCCGTCGTCACCGCGGTCAACACGCTGGCGGCCGGTGATGTCGTCATCTTCGGCGCCGTTACCGGCATGCCCGAAATCAACGGCCTGCTCGGCATCGTCCAAGCCGCCCCAACGGGCGCCAGCTTCACTGTCGCCATCGATAGCACGGGTTTTGCCGCGGTCGGCACGGCGGGCATCTGCACCCCGCAAACTTTCTCCAAGATCGGCAACGTGCAGGATTTTTCCCCCGACGGCGGTTCAGTCAACGTCATCGAAGTCACCAACACCGACTCCACCGCGAAAGAAAAGCGCCCCGGACTGCAGGACAACGGTGGCGCTACGCTGTCCTTTCACTCCGACGACACCGACCCCGGCCAGCTCGCCTTGATCGCCTTGCGCGCCTCGCAGTCCGTCGGGGTGTTCAAGCAGGTCTATCCGGGTGGCATCAAAATCCGGGCCTACCAGGCCATTGTCAACAAACTCGCCGAGCCCGCCATCGGGGTCGACAAGGTGCTCACCAGCTCCGCCTCGATCAACATCACCGGCCCGATTTACCGCGGCTAACCCCTCACCCACTCACTCACTTAACCACGAAAGATCATTGCCATGTCCATCACCCGCGAAACCCTGCTTGCCGCTCTGCGCCCCGTCATCGTCGCCGAAACCGTCGCTCCCTTCGGCGACATCCGTATCCGCCAGCTGCCAGTCACCGAAGTTGAGGATTTGCGCGAAGCCTCCAACAAGGACAACAAGCAATTCTGTCACCGCCTGCTCATTGCTTCCGTTGCCGGTGACGATGACCGGCCCCTGCTCACGCCCGCCGATCTGCCCGCCGTCGAGGCCGGCTCTTTCGGGTCGGTCGATGCGCTGATCGGTGCCGTGCTGCGCGCCAACGGCATGGGCCAAACCGCAGAGGCAACCGCAAAAAACTGACCGAGAACCCCGAACGCCGCTTCCTCTTCCGCCTGGCTGCGCACCTTGGCCAGACGGTGGGGGAACTCGGGGCAACTCTCACTTACGCGGAATTCACCGAATGGATGGCGTTTTACGCCTGTGAGCCCTGGGGGTGCGACACCGAAGATTTCCGCACTGCCCTGGTTGCTCGCACCGTTGCCAACGGACTGCGCAGCGCCGACACGCCCCCCTTGTCGATCGACGATTTCATGCCCAAACGTGGGCCCGTCGATGCCGAAAAACCCGAAGAGCCCCTGCTCTCCGATGACGAGCTTGCTGCATGGGCGGATGCCGCAATTTTCGGCCTGCCGCCCGAATAAAGGATAGACCATGCTCAGCCTCATCAATTTCCAGCTCAATGCCAACCTCAGTCAGTATGAGTCGGCGATGGAGCGCGGCGCCACCGTCGCCGAGTCCTCGATGGACCGCGCCGCCATGGCCGCCGACCGCTGGCAATCCCGTATGGATCAAGCCGCTATGGCGGCCGGTGGCAGCGCTGATCTGGTGGCGTCGCGCTTCGGCGCCGCAAACGATGCCATCGCGCGCAGTGCCGACCAGTCCTCCGAAGCGATCCGCAAGGTCGACCGGACAGTGCAGGGCGTCGACCTCCGAAGCTGGTCCGAAAAGGTTGCCAAATCCTTCGGCACCGGATTTGCCGCCGGCTATGTCGTAGCCGAAAGCTGGCTCGATAAAATCGAGTCGTTTGTTAAAACCAAGCTGATCATCGCGGGCGTGGCCATCGCCACGGGCATCACCGCTGCGGCCGTCAGTGCGGTTTATGCCGCTTACAAAGCCAGTGAGTTTGTCGCCGGACTTTTAACGGGGGAGTCCTACAAGTCCAGCAATATCGATGCTCTTATCAAAACCAATGATGCAGTCACCACATTGCAGGATGCGCTAGGCATGGCGGCGCCGCGCGCTCAGGCGCTCGGCGAAGCCTTGGCCGGTATCGGCATGTCCCAGTCCGACTACATCGCTGTCAGCGACAAAGGCCGAACGGCGATCATGAGCAACACCGAGGAGCTAGACCGCCTCGGGGTTAAATATCAGGATGTCAACGGCAATCTGCTCCCGCTAATCGAGACGCAGCGCAATGCGCTGGATGTGCTCGACTCCTATAAATCGGGATGGGACCGCATGCAGGCCGCCCAGTCGATGGGCCTCGGGGCTGAAAAAGATTTGCAAAATGCCGTCGAGGCCACGTCCGACAAAGTCGACACCGCCCTCGATAGGCTCATCGCCTACAACCTGGTCGTGGGCGATGGCACTCAAGAGGCCGTCAGCAACTACGAAAAGTCCATGCGTGCATTTCAGCGGGAGACGGATTTGACCTCGCAGGGCGTCAAGCGCGCCATTGCCGACCAAATTATGCCGCTGTTCACTGATTTGTCCGATTTTTTCCGCGACGGTTTTCCGGGGGCCGTCCGAGCATTTCGGTACAGCATGGCCACGGTCACCACGCTGTTTTACGGGCTAAAGGAGGCCGCCTACCTCACCGGCGAGGCAGTCATCCAGTCCTTCGGGGCGATGGGGGATATCACGGCGCGGGTCGCGTCCGCGCTTGGGCTGGCTCTAAAGGGGCACTTTTCGGAGGCCGTCGATACGCTGATGGCTGCGCCGTCCGACCTCGGCGCCCGCTGGACCAAGTTTTTAGACGGCGCCGCAGCGCAGTCCAAGCACAACATCGATGCCGTCAAGCTCGCCTGGGGGTCGGACAACCTCAACGCCCACGACCAGGTTGCCGCCTACGACCAATCCCAGAAAAATAAAAAGACCTGGGTGCCGAAGCCCAAAGAGGGTGAAAACGAGAAAGCGCCGCGCCCGCTGACGGTCCGGCTCGAAGAAGACCCCGCCAAGGCCTTGCTGGAATCGCAACTCAAAACCTATGAGCGGGCGATTCAGGAAGAGGCCACATTGCTCTCGAACCGCGAGACGATGATTAAGACATATTTCGACCGGGGCATCATGTCGGCCGATGAATATTACCAGCGCATCGAAGAGGTACGCACCGAAGCGCTGGAAAATACCAAGGGCGACTACGCGGGCGAGATCGCACTGATCCAAGCGTATCAGGCCCAGCAAGAGGCGGGCTCCAAGCGGGCCTACGAAGCGGCCGGCAAGCTCGCCGAGGCGCAGGACAAACTCTCCAAAGCAGGCTCTGCCAACGCCTTCGCCGGTATGAAGACCTGGCTCGACAAAGATTCGCGCACGGCCGAAGCCGGGTTTAACCGTTTCCTCGGTTCGATGGCCGAAAACGCCAGCAACACCGGCCGGCTTGTCGAGGGGGCGTTCACTAATGCGTTTTCGAGCATGGAGGATGCCTTTGTCAGCTTTGTGAAAACCGGCAAGATGGATTTTAAGAGCATGGCCGACTCGATCATCAGCGACATCATCCGCATTCAGGTACGCCAACAAATGGCGGGCTGGGTGAAGGCGGGGATATCTGCCCTTGGCAGCTATTTCGGTGCCCCGGCGGCAGCTCCTGCGCCTGCCAGTACGTCGGCTGCTGTCCCCTCCTATGACGTCGGTACTGATTACGTGCCCGCCGACATGCTCGCCCTTATTCACAAAGGCGAGGCCATCATCCCCGCGGATCAAAACCGGGGCTATACGGGCGGGGGCATCAGCGCTGCGCCGCAAAGCGTCCGCGTCGAGTTGGTGAACCAAACCAGCCAGCCCTCGCAAGCCGTCAGCGCAGCGCCCCGATTTGATGCGGACGGGATGGTCGTGCGCATCGTCCTGCAAGATTTACGCAATAACGGCCCGATCCGTCAGGCCATGGGAGCTTGATATGCCGGCATGGCCAACTTACGCAAAAATTTTGATCGAGGGCTTTGCAGAGCAGCGCGAGTCGGGCGTCAAAGTGTCCGACATGGAGTCCGGCCCGCCGAAGGTGGTGCTCATCAAAAGCCGGGTCATGGTCACTCGGCCGGTGCGGGTGCTGCTGGGCTCCACTGCCGACTACCTCGCGTTTGTGGAGTGGTTTCGGGGCGATATCAAGCAGGGCATCGTCTGGTTTGACTGGTATGACCCCGTCGCCAAGGTCATCAAAAAAGCCCGCATCAAGGCTGGCGAGCTGGGGGCGGCCGCGCCCCTCGCCACCATTAAAAAAGATGCCGGCTGGCTGGTCACGCTTAACTTGGAGACCTGGCAATGACCCGTACCTACAGCCTCAATGCCCGCCGTCAGTTGCATGCCACGGCGTCGGACGATCCGCCGCTCGTGCTGCTTGAGATTACGCACGCTGCGCTGCCGCAGCCCGTGCGTGTCGTGGGCGACACTCAGGACATCACGAGTAACGGGCACGTCTTCGCCGGCATGGGCTTCCGGGTCCGCCTGCCCGACGAGACCCAGGGCCAGCAGCCCCGCGCCGAGCTGGCCGTGGACAACATCGGCCGGGAGCTGATGCAGTGGATCGAGCAGTCTGCCGGCGGGCGCAACGCGAAGGTCCGCTTTATGCAGGTGCTGCGCTCGGCGCCGGATAACGTCGAGTGGGAGATCAGCATGTACCTCAACAACCTCAAATGCACGGCTGGCGAGGTGGTGGGCGAGCTGGGCTTTCCGCGGCTGCTCGACATGCCGGCCGTGTCGATGCGGGCCGATCCGCAAACCATGCCGGGGATATTTTGATGCACTGGACCGATGCCTATGTCGGGCGCCCCTATGTGCCGGGCGCCGAGGATTGCGCGTACCTGGCGGCAACTGTGCAGCGCGAGGTCTTTGGCCGTGCGGTTGTGCTGCCGGCAGAGCGCCCCAACAACCTCGCCGAGGGCGCGGAGATGATCGCCCGCATGCAGGCCGATCACGCCGTGCGCCTGGAGGCGCCCCAGGAGGGGGCCGTAGTGCTCATGCGCCGGGGCAATCTCGCCCGGCCCTGGCACGTGGGCACCTATTTTGAGCAGGCCGGCGAGGCCTGGATTTTGCACGCCACCCGCTCGGCGGGGGCGGCAACCGTCGTGAGGGTGCGGGATTTGCCGCGCTTTGGGCTACAAATTGAGGGGTATTACACATGGATCTGATCGCTCCCGGCGCCGTGCAAACGTCTGCACACCGGCAAGCCTCGTTAGTGTGGTCGCCCCACCCGCTGCTCGCGGGCGAGGGACGCGTCATCGCATTCGACCCGCCGACCGGCGCCGAAACCCTCCACGCCTACCTCGTGCGGCTGGGCGTCGATCTGTCCGGCCCCGTGATCGTCGCCGTCGATCGTGCAGTCATCCCACGCGATTGGCTCACCCGTGTGCGCCCCAAGCCTGGCACGCTCATCAGCGTCCGTGCGGCTGTCGCCGGTGGCGACGGCTCGCAAGTTGTGGCGATTGTCGCGATGATCGCCATCAGCATCGTTGCGCCGTATCTCGCGGGCGCTGCATACGGCCTCGCAACGTCGGGCACGGCCCTCACAATGGCGCAGGCTTCGGTGTGGGCGGCAAATACGATGGTCGGCATGGCCATGACTGCAGGCATAACCATCGCCGGCAGTATGGCTATCTCCGCCCTCATGCCCAAGCCCAAAGTCGATCTCGGGCGTGCACTGTCCAGCGCAAAAGACAGCCCGACCTACAGCCTATCCGGTGGCAGCAACCGCGCCCGCCCATATGAGCCGATGGGGCTTACCCTGGGCCGGCACCGCGTGTTTTTCGATCTCGCTAGCAATCCGTATGCCGTCTTCGAAAACGGAGAGCAATACCTGTATCAGGTTTTCCACATCGGGATGCACGGCGCTTATGGCCCGCTCCGCGTCGAGGATTTGCGCATCGGCACTACGCCCCTCGAAAACTATCAGGACGTCACCACCGAGTTTTCGAGCGACGCCATGCCGACGCTCATGCCCTACAACGTCGACACCGTCGCCGGCGCCGCAATCACCGTCGCCGATGGCGCTGTACTGCGCACAACCAGTATCGACACCACCCGCATCGAAGTCGACCTGCAGTTTGTGCTGTTCTACACCGGCAACAGCGGGCTCGATCCGCGGTCAGTCACGTTCCAACTCGAATATCGCCCGGTCGGAGGCGCCGCATGGCTGCCCATCGGTTACGTCGCCGGCCCCGATATCTACACGCATTACTGGTCGCAAGGGTCTTACGTCGAGTGCGACAATACCGGGCCGCGCTGGAAGCAAACCGCGATCGATGCGTCCCGCAATCCATCCGCGCATACCGACGGCGTCGGCGGGTGGCGCTGGCGACCGTATGCCGAAAAGCCGGTCAGCGATCCCGCGCCCCCGGCTTACGATCAAGTCCGCGGCGCCGTGCTCACCCTGTCCGGCGCGAGTGCAACGCCGATGCGGCGAACTTATGGCGTCGATGTCGCAAGCGGGCAGTATGAGGTCCGCTGTAGTCGCATCACGCCCGATGAAACCGACAGCCGCGCCACGTCGGACATCAACTTTGTCGCAGTCAAGTGCTACCAGTCCCAGCCCGGCGACTTTGTCGGACAAACCTTCCTGGCCGTCAAAGTCAAAGCATCCGGACAACTCAACGGCACGCTCTCCACGCTGTCCGGAGTTGTCTATCAGCCCGCCGGCCCCGATTTGCTGTCGTCCAATCCCGCCGACCTGTATCTGCTCTTTGCGCGCGGATATCGCGTTGCCGGCCGCCTGATCTGGGGCGCTGGCCTCGCCGATGCGGATATCGATCTTGCGTCAATCGATGCATGGCGCACTTGGTGTGTCACAAAATCCCTGTCATGCAATTTGCACATAGACTCCGCCAAAAGCGTATGGGACATCATGCAAGCCGTGTGCCGTTGCGGCCGTGCCTCACCGAGCTGGAGCACCGGCAAGCTCGGCGTGTTGTGGGATGCCGGAGACATGCCCATCGTCGCGGTGTTCGGCCCGAGCAACATCAAGCGCGACACATTCGAGGTGACTTACGGCTCCGAAGCAATCTGCGATGAAGTCACGCTGTCGTTTGTCGATGCAGCAGCCGACTACAAAGCGGATACGATCCGCGTTGCGGCGCCGGGCGTGGCCACGCCCCTCAAGCCTGCGAGCATCGAGCTGTGGGGCTGCACAGACCGCGACCAGGCAATCCGCGAATGCCGCCTCCAAGTCGCTCACCAGCTTTACCGAACCCGGCAAGTCACCTGGGTGACCGACATGGAGGGGCTTGTCGTCACCCGTGGCGATGTCGTCGCGCTGTCGCACGATCTGACGCAGTGGGGCACCTCGGGGCGGTTGGTGGGCGGCTCCACCCTGGTCCTCTACCTCGACCGCACGATCACGCTCGATGCGGGCGGAAACTGGATCACTGTCGTCGAGCCCAATGGCACGATGCATACGTGCCGGGTGCAGTATGTGGCCGGTGACGTGACCACTGTCACCCTGCTTGATGCCCTGCCCAGCGCGCCGGATGACGACAATCCCATCGACTGGCGATGGCTCGCCGATTACCAGGCCACGCCCGGCAAGCGCGTAAAAATCACGGACATCAAACCGGCCTCAATGCACGAGGTCCGCATTACGGCAATGGATGACCCGGATGAGTATTACGCGTTTGAGTCTGGGACATACACGCCCCCGGCCGTCCGTAAATGGACATCCTCAACCCCCGAAATCAGCGGCATCGCATTCGGCGAAGAGCTCGTCCGGGCCGGCGCCGGGTATGCCGTGCGGCTCAATGTGTCCTGGACTGAGACCGGCTATGTCTCATCCCGGCAGGTCAAGTACCGTCTCAATGCTGACCCCTGGATTGATTGCGGCCTGATCGACGGCTCATCGATCAGGCTCGATGTGCCCGACAGCGGCACCGTCATGGTCGTTGTCGTCGGCTATGACGGTGCTGGGCAAGTGCCGGTATCGGCAACAGCCAGCGCAAGCCACGTCATTGCAGGGCGCTATGCCCCACCGCCCGCCGTCACAGGGTTTGCGGTATCTGCCCTGGCCGATGGCACCCGCGTGTTCACGTGGTCTGTTACTGCCGTGCCGCCCGATACCGCATATTTGGACGTGCGCTATTCAGCCAGCCCAAGCATCGCTTGGGACGATATGACTTTGCTCGGCTCCGCACTCTACAAGTCGGGTCGGGCAGAGGGCAACGCACCGGGCGCCGGCACATGGACCTTCGAAGCGCGCCTGCGCGATGGCTCAGGCATCAACAGCGCGACGGGCCCGCGAGTGACTACTACGCTTTCCGACCCCGGCGGTGTACTCATTGCTGGCGTGCCAGCGACGTCGATCGCGACCGCCGTCGCCAACTTCAACGGCTCAAATGACCGCAACGCGTCGGCAATTGTCGCCCCGACCATCGCCAGCGACGGCACGGCCATCGACCATGTTTTGCAAGCCGACGGATCCGCCGACATCTCATTTGAGTGGGCATGGGCAGGATCGGAGGGGGATATTGACGGATTTTTGATCGTCGTCCGGCAATCGTCTAGTGCTGCCGCATACACTTTCGGCGCATCGCCGGCCGAAGAAACCGTTTACACCATACCGGCAAGCAAGCGCGCATTTATCGTATTCGGCACTGCTGCAAATCAGTATTACACTTTCGGAGTCCAGGCTTATCGATCTGTCGATAAAGATATCAACGCGGCCGGCGTCATTAAAAGCGCCCTTGTAAAATCATCTCGATCCGATGAAAACCCCTATCGCCCGAGTGCATCGGTCGCATTTTCTGGAAACGTAACGGGAACGATAAATAATATTCCAGCAACAAATGTCAATTCGTGGAATGCAATCACCGGAACCGGAAAGCCCGCCGACAATGCAACAGTTGGCGCAAGCTGGGGAACAAACATCGTCAATCAACCCGCTGACGATGCCCTGCTCAATTCAAAGCTTGCGGCAAACCGCAATCTTGTAAGAGGATTTCGGTCCTGGAATAACTCAGGTACGAACTGGGTGCATACCGGCGCGGTAGACGGAGAGGACGGCAATGCTCTCGTAATTCCCAATGGATCAGTCTGGGTAGCGTCTTCAAGTCCAGCAGGGTTGAGTCTTTTTCCAGGCATGCATCTTGTCGTCAGCTATCGCGCAAATCCCGGCGCGCTGCGTCGCACGCTCAATGTCGATCTCTATCCGGATTCGCTTCCGGAATCTAGCGTACTGCTCGATCTGGGATGGAAAACCTATTCGTTCGGGTGGGATATCCCCATTGGCATACCGCAAACCGATCTCGATAACGCAGTATTGCGCTTTTTTGCCGGCCCCGAAGCCTCGCAAGTTTCAATTGTCGACGTCAAGCTTGAGGCGTCATGGGAGCGCACACCGTGGATTCCTCATCGCCTCGACGCCGTCACAGTCAACAACAAAATCGATCCTAACAACGTCACTCAATACGTAAATAACGGAGCAATGGACACTAATCAGCTCGCAAGTTATGCATCCACGGAACGTGTTGTTTTTTTTGACGCAGTCGGCGTCTATTACGCAAATTACGGTTGATCTATGGCGCTACCATCGGGCGTTTTCTCGTCCCCATTTCCGGGCAGTTTGCGCGTTGCTGTATCGGCGCTATTCACGGCATCGAGCGTTAATAGTGGAGAAATAGGCAATTGGATAGGTGACTCATCCACTATTGCCCTTAGGGCATATATTGACACTAATAATGGCCGTGTTTATTTGCCAACAATCTCCCGGCTTGGATCGTCGGCGGAAGTAACGCTGACGTATCCGGGGGGTAATGCATCCTGGCCGCTCGCTGTTGAGCATTTGTCACACAACTATTCGGGGTCGGGGGCGATGTGGGTCAAGGCCGAAAAAATCTATCTTGTCGCGGAGTTGACAAAAAAATGAACGAATACAGCATGTATGACCTGGAAACGGGGCGTTTGACCGGCGCCCGTATTGCAGCGTCTCGGTCCGAGCTGATCGAGCAAACATTGCCCGATGGCGTTGGAATTGTGCTCGGCGGCTGGGACCCTCTGACACATGTCGTCAATCCCGAAACGGGTGAGGTGCTGCCGTGCGATGCCCCGCCGGAAAATTGGCGTCTGCGGCAAGGTGTGCTGGCCAGCACGCAGTATCAAATCATTCTGCGGGCCGAAGCCGCTCAGGCGCGCCCGATGCGTGAGCTGCTCGATTCCATGCTAAAGGGCGCCCCAGCGCCGCCGGCGGCCGCCGCGGCATTTGATGCCATCAAGGCCGAGATCGCTACCGCCCGCCTCGCGTATGGCGCCATCTTGGCTGCGAAAAGTGGTGCGGATTTGGATGCGCTGGGTGTCTCCGTACCGCATCCGTAGGCATGCAGGCGTCTGCACGGTTCGATTTGACCCGCTTCGGCGGGTTTTTCTTTGGGAGGAAGAATGGCAGAACCCACAGTGACGACGGCCTCGGGCGTCAGTCTAACGGTGCTTTTCGTGGCGCTTCTCGGGCCGATGGCCGGGCCGTATGTGCTTATCGCGCTGTCGGCGGTTGCCGGCGCGATGTGGCCGCTGTCCGCGGCGCGAACCGAGTCCCGGATCGCGGGCGCTTGGCTGTTGCTCCGCTGCACGGCGACGGCGCTGGTGCTCACGTCGGTGCTCGCCGGCATCGTCGAGCGGACATGGGGGCTCCCGATCAGCGAAGGGTTGGCACCCGTGGCGCTGATCATCGGGGCGATGGGTAACGGGTGGCGGCCGATCTTTCAAGCCCTCGGCGCCATCGTTCAAGGCTGGGCTGGAGAAGGGGGGCGCAAATGATCTTCGTTCTGACCGTCATGCACGTCTGCATGTGTCTCTATCTATTCGGCTCAGTGTTCGTTCGGGCGGTGTTCATGAGCCGGGAGGTCGTTCATGCCGACGTTCGCCTGGTGTTTTGGTTGCTCGCCGTTGCTGCGCTTTGGGGAATAGGAGCGCCGGTCATTACGGGCTGGTCGCCCGATACCTATTCGCTGCTGATCACGCTCGCGATCTGTGCGGTGCAGCACGTCACAGGGCGGTACTGGAAAAGCAAAGTGCCCGACGAGTTCTGTAAGTCGGAGTGTCGGCCGCGCTTCCGGCGGGCGACCGATCAAATTCAAAATCGAGGAACAGCATGATCAACTCACGAAAGATCGAGGATCTTCACCCCATCGTCGCGGCCAAGTGCCGCGATTTTCTTGCCCGCTGCAAGGGCTTCGGAATCGATGTCCTGGTCATCAGCACCTACCGCGACAAAGAATCTCAGGCGGCACTCTACGCGCAAGGCCGGACGACGTCCGGGGCGCGCGTGACCAACGCCAAGGCCGGCGAGAGCTGGCACAACTGGCGGGTGGCGTTTGACGTTGTCCCGCTCCGGAGCGGTAAGCCGGTATGGGGCACGTCCGGTGCTGACGGTGCGCTGTGGGAGCAGGTCGGCCGGATCGGCGAGGCCTGCGGGCTGGAATGGGCGGGCCGCTGGCATTCGTTCCGCGAGCTTGCCCATTTTCAATTTACGGGCGGTCTGACGCTTGCGGACTTCAGGGCAGGCCGGAGGCTGGGTGAGGTCGCGGCGGTCGCTGTTTGACCAATAAGACAGCCGGCACTCGCCGGCTGTTTTGGGGGTTATACGACTCGGATCTCCATTTGGCGCCCAACCGCGTGCAGTGCTCTGGCGATGGTGTCGATCTTGGTCGCGTGGCCAAGATCGACGATCCGCTGCACCTCCTGCGGGCGGGTGCCCATTCGGCGGGCCAGCTCCGCATTGCTGATCCCGCCATCGATCAGCTCGTTCAGCAGGAGCACTTTTGCCGAAATGCTGGGAGGCAGTTCGACCAGGCGCTCGCCGGCCTGCAAGGGGGACGGGTCGGGGACGCGGCGGCGATCCTCGAAATAGAAGTCCATCGAGGACACCAGCGCATCCTCAGCCATGGCCAGCGCCTCGGCGTCGGTGTCACCCTGGGTGATCGCCTCGGGGATGTCGCGGAAGGTGACGACAAACCCGCCCTCGGTGGCCGGCTCAAAGTGTGCAGGGTAATACATGGTCGAACTCCTATATGTATATGAGGGTGCGGTGTTGGAAGCCCCTTTCGGGGCCTCCCTCACTTGATACCGAGTTGTTTCTTGACACCTTCAACGAGTCCCGTTTTGAGTTCTGCTGAAGGGTGTCTCGGCAGGATGGTCTGTTTGCCGTCGAGGTAGACTTTCAGGTGCCTGCTGCCATCCTTGAAAGTCGCCCCCTGTTTGGCGAGCCATCTGACGAACTCGCTTTGTTTCACCGCACCTCCCGTATCCGTTGAACATGGATGAATTATAAGCAAAAATGTTTATACACTCAAGGGGAAAATAAACATTTTTGCTTATTTTTGCGGGGTGATAGTGGGGCTGGAGGGCGTTGTAAGATCGGCAGTCGCGCCCCTGTATCTATGCGGGTTTGCAAGCGTGTCGAGTTACAAAGATATGATTGTAACGTGCTGATTTTTATCAAATATCAATCAGATTGTGATTCCAGGTGTCACCGGTTCGATCCCGGTATGTCGCCCCAAACAGTACTTCAAAAAGCCCCGAGAAATCGGGGCTTTTTGCTTTTCCGATCCCATCCCTGTCTTTTTCTTCTTTGTGCGGTGTTTCGGCCGGTCCGCCATGCGGTGCGACGTCAATCGGGCGTTCTGCGCCGATAGGCCGTGTCGGGCGTGCTGTGTGACTCAATTGGATTCCGGTGGTGGTGCCGTCCTCGCAATTTTGCGGCGGGCGGCCTAGGCTTGGCTCATCGGAGGTGCGGCGGCACGGTTTGGCAGGAGAGCTGGCAGATGAGGCAGGAACGGGAAGAAAGGCGCGCGGTACGCGCTGCCCTATATGTACTTGCGGTGTTGTTGGCGGCTGGGCAGGGCGCGCCGGTCTGGGCCGTCAATAAGTGCGTCGGGGCGGATGGAAAGGTGACTTATACCGATTCGCCCTGTATGGCCAACAGCCGGGTGACGCGGATCGATACGCCTCCGCCGCCGACGGCTGACGAGCAGGCGGAGGCGCGGGTGCGGGGGGAACAAATGATCCGCGAGGCGCGGGCGCTGGAGGCCCGGCAGGCGACCGAGGCGGCCGAGCGGCGGCGTCAGCAGGCCTCGGCTCAGGCTGCGGAGCTGGCGGCGCAACAGGCGGCGCAGCTACGTCAGGCCCGGGAGGACGCCGCGCGCGAGGAGGCGGCGCGGATGGTGGTGGTGCGCCCGTATATTCCCCGTTACTGGCCGCCGGCGGTGCCGGCTCCATCCAGACCGAAGCCGGTCGAGCGTGAAAAGCCGGCACCGATGGGGGCTTTTCCCTTCCGTTAA